AAACTTTAGTTAAGAAACTCCCATCTTCATATTGTTTAAATCCTTTAAAGAATCCAACTATAAAGTTAAATATACCAAAGAATCTACCAAGAACTCGACCTACGCCTTTAAACGCGTTACCTACTCTAGATAAGAATCCAAACACCGTTTGTATTGGCTTTAAAGCTTTAAAGAAATTTACTATTGACGATCCAAGACTGTTAACAACTTTACTTGATGTTCCTAAAGCTTTACCAGCTTTATCAACTGATTTAATAACAACACTTGCTTGACCAGTAAATAAATTTATAAGTCCATTTAATGGTTTAAACAATGTATTAAGAGCTCTTGAAATACCTTTCATTAATTTAGAATCTACTGGAAAACTAAACTTAAGCTTAGTTAATGATTCTAATGCTCTAAACCTTCCAGCAAGAAAACCAGTAGTTGCAGCAGCTACTTTAGTAACGTTACCAAGTATAGTAGTCATAATTCTGAATGAATCCATAAATACAAGCTTTAACTGCTTCACCGATCTCGCTAAGAATCCAGGGGGTTTATTACCCTTTGACTTAAATATACCAGTAAAAGCTTTGAATCCATTAGTAACAGTAGTTTGAATGCTTACTCTTAAACCTTTAAAGAATCCTTGCATGCCCAATAACTTTCCAATTTTAGTACCAATTGCTGATAAACCTTTCCCTATAAGTTTAAATGGTTCTAAGAATGCTGATGCAAAGAATCCGATAAGAAGACCACGTATCGCTGTATTAATTATAATACCTGCTATAGTACCACGGCCTTTATCGCCAAATTCATCTTTAAGTTGTTCATAACTAAAAGTTGTATATTTTGCAATAGTTTCTAATAGGTCATTACGTTCATTATCACGTTTAGCTTCTATTCTTCCTCTGAGTAACTGTTCTTTTTCAGCTTCTAATTCATCTAATTTGCCTGATTTTAATACTTCTATAAGGTCTTCTATAGCGTATAATTGACTCGAGTCTAAGTTGCGACCTTCCGTTCTCATATAATCATTAAGCTCTTGCGTATAATACGCTGATTCTTGAGCCATTGCTGTAGCGTCGTTTAATTCTTGTAGTTGTTCTACTACGTCGCCAAGTGATTTTTGATTAGGTTGATCTGCCATTTAATTATTTCCCGAATGCTTTGCCAGCTTCTGATATACCAAATGCACCAAGTGTTACTACAACAAATGATGTATATATTGTTTCTGAAACTTTTAAATCCATGTCCCATACAAGTGCTGTGACTAAGTCAGTCATACCAAACACTACCATTAGAAAGAATGAAATAAATCCTATGATTGCTTTTTCATTTAAGTCGTTATCGTCAATAAACAAGTCCATAAATTTTCTTTTACGAGGACCAAGCTGTTCTTTTGCAAGCCGAGCTTCTTCTTTCATTTCTTTGATTGCGTCTTCTTGTTCATCAAGCTTCTCAATCATAGCCATGTACTTATCTAAATCAATTTCTACTTCATTTCTGCTGTTATCTTGATTATCAGCCATTATTATCTCCTTTGTTCGTTTTTTAAACGTTCATTTTCTTCTTCTATCCAATCCGTTAATAAAGAAACGTATATCTCCCTTTCCCACGGTACCATATTATCAAGTTCAGTTAAACTGTAATGGTGGTGCTGCATCATAGCGAAGTTGGTCTTATAATGGTTAACAAGACTATCGTGCGAAAGGCCTACGTAAAAAAACTTTGAAGACCTTTTAACTCCTGGCTATTCGCCTTACCACATGATGTACAATTAAATTCAATCAAACTTGATAGAGCGGGCATTGACCCAAAGAATTCAGATAAATTTTGAAATTGTTCTGAATTTAATGATTCAACAAACTTTGTTAATTCCTTTGTTGTCTCGCTCTTAGCATCATATACATTATCTTCATCAAAGATACTATCGATACAAGCTACTAACATTGACATAGCTGCATCCATTTCATTATCTCCAAGATTTGATAAACTATCAATATCTTTTACAGAAGGATATTTTAAAACTACGCCAACAGTATCTGTTAACATCATTTGTTTATTATCATCTGTAACGACTGGTGCTTCTATTGCATCGAAGTCTATTTGTACTTCGTTACCATGTTGGCACTCTTCGCATTTTATATTTAAATCAATCTTTTCACCAACTGATTTAGATCTTAATGCTAAAAATAAAGTTTCAATGTCAAACATTGCTAAACTTTCAACATCAATATCATCAAATACACAAGCTTTAATAATATCTATTGTTGTCTGCATGATAACCTTGCTATCATTTGACTCCATAGCCATCATCAAAAGCTTTTCTTCTTTTACTAAGTACGGTCTATAACTGATTTCTTGTCCAGTTGACGGTACTTCTACCTTATACCTTGCGGTATTTAGCTCTGGTAAAGCCATAATAATTCTCCTATTATATTATCCAAAAATTGATAACGCATTTCTTATTGCGCTACCGGTAGTACTTATTGAACCTTCCGGTACGTACTTATCATAACTAAAGCTCACATTTAACTTTTGAATAGTATCTGTCGATTCGTTCGAAAGTACTATTTCATTTATTGTTGTAGGAAATGCTCCCTCAAGTTTCACACCATATATCGGCGTGTTTTTCTCATCCAATTGCTGTATAATAACATCACATGTAATGTCTTTCTTATAAGCAACTGTATAAGTTTCCATGTTTATTATACTATTTATCCAAGTATCAAATACTGTTTTCATATAATAATCATTTGTTAATAAAAAACTTAAAGATATATCATCGTGGATATATCCATAAGGTATCTTTATTGATTGTTTTTCAGCCTGGTAATCCAGTGTACTGATTTGTTTGCCTGGTATAGACACTGCATCACAAAGTAAATTAATATCTCTTGGGTCATTAATTAAATTCTTTGCAGTAAAATTACCTGAGATAACAGAACTTATAACCTGTTGTCCATCTAAATTAAAAAGAGTCTGAGCAGGTGGTGTAAATATAACTCTAAATCGATTTGCTTTTGCTAAGCCACCTTTTTTACTGATTAATGCTTTTAAATCTTCTATATTACTCATGGCTGTCTCGCTATTTTAAGGCTCTCATTCCAAACACTTCCTTTACTCTTTTTCTTAAATTGTTCTACTGGTAAGAATATAGCTATTTCCCAGTCAGTCATTGGCACTCTACTAAATTGAGATACTACATGTTTGCCTAAGTAATGTTTAAAACATGGTTTGAATTCTTTATATTTACGTACACTGTTTATTAAATTGTATCTCAGTTTTGTTAACCTTGAACTTTCTTTTGGTTGAGCTGGTCCAAATTCCATTAGGTTATCTAAGAATGCTGCTCTTGTATTGTAATTAAGATAATGTAGATTTAATCCATAGAATCCACCAGGTGCACCGTCAACCATTATTGTTAAAGGAAACCTATCATAGTATGGTAAAGTTTCTTTATGCTTAGGGTCATAGAAATACATATACATACTGCCACGTATATTTTGAGCTGTTTTATCAAGTGCCTTATCTTTTAATATAGAAGTTGGTGATACTTGTAGGTTAGTTACGTTTCTTTTAAACCATGCTTGTGATTCTTTCGTACGTGTACGTATACCAGCTCTAAAAGCATTTGCCTGTAATGTATCAAATAAACTTGCCATATAAACTATTTATAAAGAACTACAGTATCTTTATCCCTAAATTTTTTAAAGTTTCTTCTGTCCATACTTGAAACTTCCAACCTTTATGTTCAGCAAACTCTTGAGCTGCTTCCCATTTAGATATATTCTTTGCGTATGTAGTAACTTCGTTTATATATTTTTTAGTCTTACGAGTGCGTGTTTTAGGTGGAGTTGTTTGATTCTTAGGTTTAATCTCAATAAGATAAGTTTTTTTATCTTCCATTTGTATTAATAAGTCAACAAAATAACGATGTAACTTGTTATCTGTCTTACATTTATAAGGTACAACTACCTCTTCAGAATTCCACATCTTGACTTTCGGATTGTTTTCGCACCATTTAAACGCTTGTCTTTCCCATAAGGATCGATATACTACCTTACTTGCATTGCCAGCGTACTTTTCTGGTCGCTTTATTTTGTATTTGCCTTGATAACTCATATAAATAACTCTATAGTTTAATTATATTTATACAGGAAAAAACCATGTTCACAGGAACCTACACTCCACCGCAACCACCGCAAAACGATCCGGATCCGATTAAATCAGGAGATCCAAAGGTACCTGATAAAAGTTTAATAACAGCTGCAAGTGATCTTACTGATGATTTAGTAAATGCTGCAACTGGTGAAAGAGTTGATATATCAGGAAACCAATATCATTATTTTCCAGATTCTATCAGAGATGGTGCTAATCAAGGATATCCCTTTATGCAATTTATAATTAAACAAACTAAAGCTAAAGGTTTGGTTAATATATTCTTACCATTTCCTCCAGGAGTAGCAGTATCTGATGGAGCTAATTACGGTAATTTTGATATGGGTACGCTTTCCGGAACTTTAGATTTTGCTAAACAACTTGCTCAAGGTAATAATACATCAACAAATCAAGACGCATTAGCTCTTGCATTGATTTCTAAAGAAAAATTAAGCGGACGTAGTACTGGTTTAAATGTAAGAAGTAAAGGCGCGCTTAAAGCTGGTGTTGCCACTAATCCATATACAAGACAAGCATTTGAAAATGTAAATATAAGAAGTTTTAATTTTACATTTAAACTTGTAGCTGAATCAGCATCTGAATCAAAAATGGCAAGAAAAATAGAAAGAACATTTAGAAAATTCTTATATCCTAAGAGAGCTGGAGCAGTTGCATTAACATATCCACCATTAGTTGATATAAAATTCTGGGCTGAAGGCCGTGAAAATGATTATATGCCAAAAATTAAACCATGTTATCTTACATCTTTAGAATCTACGTTTAATGAATCGACAAATAATGTTCATACATCAACAGCGGCTCCTCTGGAAGTATCGCTTTCGCTCTCATTCCAAGAAGAAAGATCTTTAATAAGACAAGATTTATATGAAAATGATGATACACTAATAGAAAGAGATGGATTCCATAACGACGCAGTTCCATCAGGAGAAAAAAAATAAATGAGTTTTTTTAATAAATTTCCAAAGATAGAATACGACTTTAATCGTACAGGTATTAAACAAAATATGGTTGACTTATTTAGAAGTGTAAGACCATTACCTACGTTTATTGATAATTATTCTGCATATAAGTTTTATGATATTAAAAACGGAGAAAGACCAGATATTATATCAGGTAGATTGTATGGTACATCACAGTACTATTGGACATTCTTTGTTATTAATGATTTTTTACATGATGGTTATCGTTCATGGCCAATGAGCCAAGAAGACTTGTATGATTACATTGAAAAACAATATTCAGGATATGTAATAGAAACAAGTCCAAGTATTGTACGTGATAGTGATGGTCTTATTACTGACCATAGGAATAGTTTAGCAGGCAGATTTAAATTAGGCGAAACATTAACGGGTGCTACAAGTGGAGCAAGTGGTACATTAACTAAAAAAATAACTGACTTAAGTCAATTAATAGTACAAAATACAACAGGTGCCTTTATAGGAGATCAAACCGGTTCAACAAATACAACTGAACAAATAACAGGTTCAACATCTGAAGATTCAGTTGCTACATATAGAGTGTTTAAATATATTGACGCTCCACATTATTTTTATAAAAATGGAGATGTAAATAAGAAACCAGTAACAAACGATATTCATATTGAGGGTGGAATACCTAATCATCAGTTATTATATGTTACTAATAGAGAACAAGAGATTATGAAAAATGATAGCAGATCTCAAATAAGATATGTAGACCCTGCATATATAAATGAGTTTGTTACTAAGTTTGAAGAAATAATTAATGAGTAATAGTAATTTAACATCTGGAGCAGTCACAGCAACGCCTAAAGGTTATGGACTTGAAGTATGCACAATAACATCTAATGAAGGTTTACCTATTGATATTACTGAACTTGTTCAAGATATAAAAATTACTGAAAGTTTATATCAGTCAGGTATGACAGTCGATATATTTGTTTATGACGCTTTAAATTTAATTGAAGAATTAAGAATTGCGGGTAATGAATATGTTGAAATAATCTTATCAAGAGCTGAGCCAATTTCAAAAGATAAATACGAAACTAAAAAGTTCGATCTTAAATTAAGAGTAGCTGAATTAAAAAATTACTCAACACCACAACCATCTACAAAAGCTTATACATTACAGTGCGTATCAAAGCATGTTTATTTAAATAACTATAGACTTTTAAAAAGAAGCTTTAGTAATACAGCATCTAGTTTAATAAAAAGTATAGTATCTAAAGAACTACAATCAACTATTGATATAAAAACAAAATCAAACGGTATTATAAAAGGTATATATCCAAGAATACAACCGTTACAAGCAATATCTTGGCTCTTACGAAACTCTTATGATGCTGGTACTCCATTTTATTTTTATGAAACGCCAGCTGATGGTCTTATATTTACATCTTATAATAAAATATTAGAAAACAAAGATAACGTATATGCTACTTATAATAACTACCCTATGTTTAATGAAAGCTTTAAAGGTGGTGCAGAATCTTTATATAATGTTTTTAATGAAGAGAAATCTAAAATAACTAAAATGAACTCTCATTTAAATATGTCTAAACTTAAAGCTGCATATAATGGAGCATTTGGCTCTGTTCTTAATAAAATAGATATTAGTACTAAAAAGGTAACTCAAGAATCTTTTAATTACAAAAAAACTAAAATGATGATGTTAAACGATCACTCGCCTATAAGTGGTAATATTAAAATAGGTGAAGTTGAGATGACAGATTTTAAAGATACTAAACAGCATTATGTTTCATATAATATACATTCTCACGATGAATTTCGCGATACTCCATTAGGTTCAGGGTTTTATACAATATTTAAAGGAAACTATCATAAAGTAACTGACGCTAATGCATTAGGTAAATCACAAGCTCATCATCATAATTTAGATACAATTAAACAAGAGATTGTAATACCAGGTGATTTTAGTCTTTCATGTGGTAAGGTTATAAATTTAGATATTATAAAAAATGCTGATATTACAATTGAACAAGAAGAAAATAATGAATTTATAGATACGATACTTTCTGGTAAACATTTAGTTACTCAAATCGTTCATCACTTTGGTAAAGACGGTTATATGATGAATGTAGTATTAAAGAAAGATTCATTTATATCGCCACTAGAAAAAGGATTATAATATGATAGGAAGAATGGCAGATCAATATAAAAACGGAGCCTTTGTATGGTATACTGGCGTGGTAGTAGATATTGATGATAAAGAACAGTTAAATAGAGTTAAAGTAAGATGTTTTGGTTTCTATGATGATTCCGTAGACGTTAATGATTTACCTTGGGCTACAGTTATGATGCCAACAACATCAGCGTCTGTAAAAGGCAATGGCGGTAATCATCATTTAGAAGCTGAAGTAAAAGATAAAGATGGAAATATAACAGAAGCAGGGTCGTGGGTTATAGGATTCTTTAGAGATGGACCATCAGCTCAAGACCCTATTGTTATGGGTTCAATCGCTACTCAAACAGATAGAGTAAAAGATATACCATCACAATCATCAAACGATAATAAGGTATATAAATCAAAAGCTGGTCATTTAATTGAAATTGATAATACAGATGGCGAAGAAGAAATAAGAATTACTCATGGTAAAGAAGTTAATGGTATAAAATCATATATACATATGAGAGAAGATGGACGTATAGAAATTAAATCTGCTGTTAAAGTAAGAATTATCTAATGTCAACTCCTACATTAACAATACCGCAATTAGAATGCCCGGCAGTTTTATTACCTACACCAGCTAATTTAGTAAATTATTTTAAAGGTTTAGCTTCTCATGCGTATACGTACGAGATAGAAGAAATAAAAGATATACTAGAAACTTTAAAACCTATATTCGATCCATATGACCCTAAGTTTAAAAAATTAGAAATACCAGAAATAGAATGGGAGATACGAGTACAAGGTTTAGTTGATGAGTTTAGTACATATGTACAATCGCAATTATTAAAAATAGTCGCTGACCTAGTATCTATTGAAATAACAGTTG